CACCAATGGTTAGGGGTTTACAAAGGAGTGACTGATGATACTTCTAAAAAGACTGCTGATGAAATGGATATCAGTAGACCAGTAGCTAACCGTGCTATTGCACCTACAGGAAGTATTGGTATTCTTGCAGGTACAAGCACAGGAGTTGAACCAATCTTTGCTGTATCCTATAAGCGTAGGTATTTAAAAGGTGGTACACGATGGCACTACCAGTATGTAGTAGATAGTGCAGCACAGGAGTTGATTGATCTTTATGATACTAAGCCAGATAACATTGAGTCTGCCCTTGATCTTGCAGGGG